ACTTGCGCCTCTAGCATCCGCTAGATCACCACAACCTTCCTAAGAGGAAAATTATGTTGACATCACAACGACGCACAAGAAGCCGTAGCTCTGTTACCACTATACCATTCCATCATAACCACGAAGCCTATCCTCTGGATTGCCCTAACAGGGTAACCTATGGACCGGACGTGTTTTATGATATGGCTATAGGGAAAACAGAGACTATGACCGATGTTGTCGTTCCCGGCTACAAAAAACGTAGCGCTAAAGGGGAAGTCTTCTTCAACGAAATGTCGAAGCAGACCGTGATTAATACTATTGACCTTGGTAATCGTGGGTACATTGAGAGAACTCAATGCACACCCCCACTTACTGCGTACTTTGATGGTACGAGGAGCACTGGGTTCTTCGCTTACAATACCAGACTAGCCCTTGGGCTTGACTCTGATTCGTTTGCGAGGGACTTGGTGCAAGGCTCACAAAATATCGTGAGCAGCTCGGACTATCAGGATGCGTTGAAGGAGGTTGGCACTAAGGTAGCCGCTGAACGCGGTCGAGGTCCCATCAATATGTATGAGGACATCGCTGAATACAAGCAAACCTTAGGTACTGCGGGGCAAATACTTGAGCAAATACGTGGGATCGTTTCAAAGATCCCACTTACTCAACTAAAAGCCGCGTCAAGTGCCTATTTGCTATACCGTTACGGTATCGCACCGCTTGTAAAAGACCTTTTGGTGGCCTATGAGGCGCTTGAAGTTATAAGACAGAAGACTCGCCAAACAACGCGTGCTAGTGTCGAATTGAGTGGTTTCTCACGAGACGACTCTTTTCTTACACTAGGTCACGTTGCATTTGACGTAAAATACGACACCGGAATACAAAAGACCGATGTTGTAAATATACGGGCGATGTCCTATGATGAGTATACCACATCTCAGAGTTTCGAGAGTGGCCTCAGCTTAAAGAACTTGATACTGACCCCGTGGGATTTGATCCCATTGAGTTTCGTAGCTGATTGGTTCCTGAACATCGGGGACCTCTTGGCATCTCAAGTTCCAGCCTTTGGCTTCAAGCAGCTAGGTGCGGCTCTTACTGTAACGAGGACCATTACAACACAGTATTTCCCGTCGCGAACTTATGCTACGGGATTGTATAGTGTGGTCTCTCCAGTAAGTGGCAACTTAGTTGTCACTAATATCAGTAAGATCCGCACGCCGGGACTTCCTTCGCCGGGGTTTGTCGTCAACGCCGATTTTGGCTTTGATAAACTACTCCGTCAACTGGACGCCTCGGCGCTCATAGCTCAGCGGTTACGTTTTCGCTGAGCTTCTGCCTCAAAACAAACCATACAGGAGACAACAGAATGCCACAATTAATTATTTCAACTAATTTAGACCCGAGTATGCACGTTCTCGATACTGTGTCTGCCTTCCTTGTGAAGAACAGACCCGACTTCGTGAACGAACCATACTTGGTCTATGAGGCTGCTAACCATGCAGACTTAGTGGCGGTACTGAATCTCCCTTCTGTCTTCGATACAATGAAGGCAGATGGTATCGATCCGAAACAAGTGATCGATGCGGTATGGACAAATCATGAGGCGTATTTAGCGGCTGCGGCTTTTGACCCCTACCTACTGGGGGATAGAGTCGTCACGTCGATTTAGGCGTTAGCATATTGCTAACGCTTCAACTAACTAGGGACGATCCCAATGCCACTAATCTTCAACACAAAAACATACACTCCTGACTCTTTCGGCAATACAGCCGTTGGATATATCGGGGCCGGTCACACTGCCAGCACGAAGGACGATCTTGTTCTTCGTCGCCAAGCAGCAAAACCGACCTCGGCATTTTCAGGGGTGTCGCGTACACAGTCCAAACTGACACGTACCGTCAATTTAACCGGCTCCCTCACTCCTAAGAGTGAGATGTTGGTTGCTATTGACGTTACAGTGCCCGTTGGCACTGCAGACGCCGATGTTGATGCGATTGTTGCAGATATGGCTGCATATGTTTCAAGTGCAGACTTTCTGACACATGTAAAGACCCAGAAAACTAATTTCTAACTCCATGTCTGACATATTGTTATACATCGGGGTTGGTCACAGTTTTCTTGGATCAATCATGTGGGCATACTATCTAATGATAGTATGCCTAATCGCGTCGGTCGTATTCATACTGAGTACGATCATTCGCTTCACCTATAAACACTTCAAAGGAGTACAAGATGTATCCCAAAAGTCTCAACGGGTTAAGAGAACTCAACAAAGGCTTAAAAGCTAACGAGTGGAATTCCTTCCGCAAGTTAGTTCTGCAGCTATGTCAGGACCACCCCAACGTGCCCTGCACTTCGCGGATTTCCGGATTGATTCGGAATAGCGACGTGACAGGGCTGTTGGATTTGGCTGATTCACTAGTAGCACAGTCGTATGCTACTGCAGCAGAGCATTTCGCTGCGAATCAGTTCGCTTCACTCCTCCGTAAGTACCCGTATCCTAAGGATCTTTTAAAACTAGATCCTCGGGAAAACGCGGTAAAGAAGTTTTGGAAGACCGAGCATAAATGTTCTCGGGTCAACCAACGCTTCGTTTGCTACCATAAAAGGTCGCCTTACGAATCACAGCTAAGTGCGATGCGGAATTTCTGTACCTATGTTCTAGGTCATAGTCCCGATATGGCACGTATTTATGATGAGTGTGCGTTTGGTCCTGGTGCTAATGTGGGGACTCACGGAAATGCAACCAATGCTGCCAGGAAATTAACTGGCAGCTGGTCTGTGAGCCCCGCGGCACTTTACTTGGGCGCCGCCGCTATGAAACGTCACCAACAGCTATTCGAATATGTATGTTCGGATGGTTCACAAAGTGATCTCTTTTATAGCCATTGTCCCGATTTATTTAATCGGAATTATGCCCGGCGGATTTCCCTGTGTACATACAATAAGATAAGCTTCGTCGCAAAGACGGCGACTACACATCGTAGTATAGCCGTCGAGCCGTTAGTTAACTCTTGGATTCAGAAAGGTGTCGATTCCTCCATGCGCGCGAGACTGTTGCGCGTGGGGATAGATCTTTCCAACCAAGAGAAAAACTGCGAGATGGCCCGTCAGGGCTCTCTCGATGCGACAGATGACTCCTTCGTAACACTTGACCTTGCCTCTGCTAGTGATAGCATAGCGATTGGTCTCGTGAGGAATCTTCTGCCACCAGATTGGTTCGATTTATTGAATTCAATCAGGTCCAAGAACTTCTTGCTAGACGGTGTAGAATACACTTATAGCAAGTTCTGTTCAATGGGCAATGGCTTCTGTTTTCCGCTCGAAACTCTTATATTCACGGCAGCTTGCCACGCAGTTGGTGCAGGTCGACCTGGACATGATTTTCATGTCTATGGCGACGACATCATCGTGCGGAAGCGTTATGCCACTGAGCTCATTGCACTTTTCAAGGTGCTCGGGTTCAGCTTGAATATGGAAAAATCCTTCATAGAAGGACCATTCCGTGAGAGTTGCGGGCGGGACTGGTTTGCAGGTAACGATGTTAGGCCCTTTGTCTTGAATTTTTCACTTGGCAGCTTGCCTTGTGTGTTCAAGTTTCTTAATCTAACTCAGCGGAACGAACGTAGTAGTATGTTCTTCCGGGAATCGCGCTATTTAGTTACTAGCATGATTCCGGACCGTTGGCAACTGCGTCGGCCCTCTACCCTTAGTAATTCAAGGGTAAAGAGAGGCGCAGACACTGCCATCGATTCCACGTTAGATGAGTTCATGTCTTCTCCGTTTGCACAATGGTCGCGAGACCTGCAGTGCTGGAGTTGGCGTGAGCTCTCTGTTACTCCAATCGAAGATTTCGATTGGAAGAAACAGAAAAGACGTGATTTACTTCTCACGTTCGGAGCCTATCAGGGTGCTGATGTTCGAGCACCCTTCACCTTTCGTCGTATGACGAAGACGAGAGTGAGACGTGTTACTCACTCTGTCCCGGTCGATGAATTGACCGGCTAGCGGTACCAAGTGCGAAATGCACGCGGTATTCCTTCCAACGACTCGCCTTTGTAAAGGTTGGTCGGTACGGAAGTTGGGAGGCCTTTCGGCCTTTAATTTGGG